TTTTAAGTACATTTGCGGTCGTGTTACAAGAGTGACACGCAACTAAAAATTATTTCATTCATTAAATTTTCACACATTATGCAAATCTTGACATCAGCGCAAGGGTGGCTCTTGATAGGAGTCTTTTTCGTCGCAATGTTCTCGGTCATTGCTCTCTTGCCGAAGGAAAGAAAGACCAAGAAGATGTTCTTGGTAGGTAATCGTAGTGTCGGTTGGATTGCTATGGCGTTCAGCATGGCGGCTACATGGGTATGGGCACCGTCGATGTTCGTTTCTGCGGAGAAAGCGTACACGCAGGGCATTGTCGGTCTGTTTTGGTTCGTAGTGCCGAACTTGCTGACGCTGTTTCTGTTCGGCTTCTTCGCCACACGAATGAGAGAGCGTAAACCGAACGGGTGGACGTTCTCGTATTGTATCAAGGAACAGTACTCAAACAGAAGCCATACGCTGTTCTTAATTGAGTCTGTTTTTCTTCAAGTTTCATCTATGGCAATTCAACTGCTTGCCGGAGGTATCATTTTCAGCAAGGTGTGCGGACTGCCTTTCTTTTGGACGACAGTCGTGCTTGCGGCTATTCCGCTCATCTATGCCGCTCTTGACGGCATTAAGGGCACGGCTTATTCAGATTTGGTTAAGATGGCGTTTATTGCCATTGTACTTGTAGTGGCGCTGCCCGTCATGTTCAGAGACGCAGGAGTTGACACGTTCATCAAGGGTCTTGGCGGTATCGACGGAGATTGTGGAGACTTCTTCTCTGCAAAGGGTTGGAACATCTTTCTGACCTTTGGGGTTCCGTCAACCATTACACTCTTGTCCGGCACATTCGGAGACCAAATGTTCTGGCAGCGTGCCTTCTCGGTAAGACGCTACAATGTAAAGCGCATGATGATACTCGCTACTGTAGTCTTCGCCGTAGTGCCTATTTGTTTGGGCTCCTTTGGTCTGTTTGTAGCTGGAGCAGGTATCAATGTTGCAGACACGCAGCTTACCAATGTAGCTGCTATAACGCACTATCTTCCTCACGCTTTCATCTATCTTTTCTTCTTAATGATACTCAGTGGTCTTATCAGCACTGTAGACTCTGTTCTTTGCGCATTCAGCGCAGTAGGCGGACACGACATCTTAAATCGTCTGAAAGAAGCAGGATATTGCAAGGATATGAGCGCACTTCAATTCTCACGTATCTTTATGGTTATTATAACTATTCTTGGTATAGCAGTCGCTAATATCCCTGGACTCACCATTGCTGGAATGTGGTTGTTCTATGGTATGTTCCGTTCATCTGTCATGCTTCCTACTATCGGTGTCAGTATGGGAAAGAAAATGTCAGAAAAGGGAATTTTCTATGGCATTCTTGCAGCATGGATAATCGGTTGGCCGACATACGTTGCAGCTTCTCTTATAAAGAGCACCCCACTAATAGTTATTTCTTCTCTGTTTGTCGTGCTTGTTCCGGGCATCTTGGCAAAGTGTATGCACGGTGGTGTAGCTCCAAAGGTTCTGACTCCCGTAGATATGGAGGACGACGAAAACAATGATTAATTGACTTTAAACGCATCAAAATATGAAAAGACTATTGCTATCTATGATATTCGCTTTTGTAGCGTGTATCGCAAGTTTTGCACAGATTAACGACGGACAGCTGCCTGGCTCACGCTTCCGTATTCTACTCCCGATAACGACATCGTATGAGGGTACTCATGGAGCCAGTCATTCAGTTACGGCACAGCCGCTGTTCATCTACAAGGTGCCCGTCACCAAGTGGTTTGCCGTGGCCGGAGCTGCAAGCTACAACATCAACAACGAAGCGTTCTCGCCTAAGGTATGGCTCGCTTTCAGCACCAAGCGGCTCTATATCTTGCAGCGTAACAACTATGACTGCAAGACGAAGTATTATAACGGCGGTACGGCTATGACCTACAAGATAACCGATAACGTCGGCATTGATTATACGTGGGATAACATGTACGCTTCCAAGCGGTGGTTCGACTACGACCGATTGCAGTTCGTGGCAACATGGCGGCCTAATTCCAAGTTCAACTTCAACGCTGGCTACTCGTGCCGACATCAGAAAGGGTTCGTCGCTAACATGAGATACAACATTAAAGACGGTATCCGTCTGCAAGGCAAGGTGGACTGCGGAGCAAAGAACGTTACCGCACCATTCCCAAAGACTTACATCAACCTCTGGAGGGTTGGAGCACCATTACGAATGTCTCAAATCTTTGCAGCGGACACGTGTCGCTCTATTCCAAAGCTATTGGTGTTCTACCCCGGCTTTTATGAGAAACTACAGCGTAGGTGTCCTAATATCGACATCGTATTGCTCTATTACGATACACGTCTCTTTAAGTCGAGTTCGCAGAACAGCAAGCATGGTGTCGGTAACGACGAAAAGACCATGCGTGCCGAGATACGAAAAGAGCTATTGGAAGGCAAGAAGAAAGGCAGAGACGACAGAGGCTTTCTACTCGCTTGCAAGGCTTGGAGCAAGACCGAGCGATATTCGGGCTTGAATCTCGCAGTCTACCGTCATATTCTGAATATGATTTCGGGTGGAGACATGAAGAGTCGCACTTACCGAGCCTTTATGATAGACCTTAATGCTTCATTGAGACAATCATGCGGTTATGAGTAATCGGACTGACAAAAGCACACAGAAAAAGCAAGAGAATATGGCAAAGTCAAAGGAAGAGTTCCTGGACCACTTCGCCAAGTCTCTTGCTTTAGTCGCTTCTGCTTGTAGAAAGACAGGCATCTCTCGGCAGACATTTTATCGGTGGTATGACAATGACGACGATTTCAGACAAAAGGTAGACGATGTAAGGGAGCTTGCAAAAGACTCTGTAGAAGCATCTATCTTTGACAAGATACGCAACGGAGATACCACCATGATGATTTTCTATGCCAAGACACGGATGAAAGACCGTGGATATGTAGAACGCAGGGAGATTGTCGGCAAGAATGGAGCACCTCTAATGGGCGGACACGACATCGACGTAGACAATCTTACCGATGAACAGAAAGAAGTGTTGCGCCAAATAGGTAACGATATGTTGGATAAAACGGAATGAATAGAAGTGAGTACGCACGGCTTGCACTTAGGGTTGTCGCTGACGATTGCAGAAAGAGTCTCTTTACCTTCGTCAAGACGTTTTGGAACGTCATTATCAAGGAAGAGCCTGTCTACAATTGGCATATACCCTTCCTATGCTCTGAACTGGAAAAGATTTCAGAGTGTATTGTCGCACGCAAGCCGAAGCTGTATGACCTCATCATTAACATTCCGCCGGGAACTACCAAATCAACGCTTGTATCTGTCATGTGGCCCGTTTGGTTGTGGACACAAGACCCTACTATTCGAATCATCAGCAACTCATATTCGGGAAACCTATCTATCAACCTTGCTTCCAAGTCAAAGGATATTATTGTCTCTGACAAGTTTAGGATGCTGTTCCCCGAGATACAAATACGACGTGATGAATCGGGAAAAGGGCAATACGCTAACACCGCCACGGGTAGCCGCTATGCCACGTCTACCGGCTCTACCATTACGGGATTTCATGCTCACGTCATTATTAATGACGACCCGCAGAACCCGAAGCAGGCGAATTCAGAGACGTTGCGTCTGCAAGCAATAGAGCATACCAAGACACTTTCCACCCGTAAGGTAGACAAGGCGAACACGCCCGTTGTAACCATCATGCAGAGATTACACGACGAGGATGTAACGGGATATCTGCTGAAAAAGAAAGGAGAGAGGATAAGGCATATATGCTTGCCAGCAGAAGACTCCGATTTCGTCTCTCCAATAGAAGCGAGAAAATATTATAAAGACGGGCTGCTTGACCCCGTGCGCTTGCCGTGGGATGTGCTTGAAGAAGCAAGGCTTGACTTGGGTAGCCGTGGATATGCCGGGCAATACGAACAACGACCAACGGTAGACGGAGGTAATATCATCAAGGAGAAATGGTTTCCGAAAATATCCAAATCAGACTTTGAGAATCTACGCTATAAAGAGCCGATACACTTCTTTCTTGATACGGCATACTCGCACCACGGACCAAACGACAACGACCCGTCCGGCATACTTGCCGCTTGCCGCATAAAGAACAATATCTACCTCGTTCACGCTCACAAGGTTTACAAGACGTTCCCCGAACTGATACGTTTCTTGCCAGAGTACCTTGCGGCGCACGATTACGATAAAGTCTCCTCTACGCTTCGCATCGAGCCGAAAGCCAACGGCATATCGGTCAGTCAGCAGCTAAAGGAGCAGACAGACCTCAACGTGGCTTTCACGCCCTCACCTACCGACGACAAGGAAACACGTCTGCAAGCAGTCTCACCGAAAATCGAAAGCGGCCGTGTCGTACTTGTCGAAGGAGATTGGAACGACGAGTTCATCGACGAGGTATGTGGTTTCCCCAACAAGCCGCATGACGAGTATGTGGACGTACTTGGATATGCTATAAATTATCTGACGTCTGACGACGACGATGTGCCGGACGACGTGAGCGACTTATTTATATAAATTCTAAATAATATAACACTATGGGTTTAATAGATTTCATCAGAAACAGACTCAATGCTGCCGTTGGGCGCAATCAGCAATTCAGCGAACTTGTAGAAGCCGGGGACATCAGTCGTGCGCTTAATCTCATGGACTGCCACGAGGAAGAGGTGCTGAAAGCTATCAGCAACTACGAGCCGGAGCTGCACAAGATTATGGGCCGTCTTGACAAGGTTGTAAAAGACAAGGACGGGAATATCAAGGACATCGTACACCGATGGAAACTGCCCTTAAACTACCCTCAATATATCAACGAGATAGCACTTGTCTTTCTCTACGGCAGACCCGTGAAGTGGTCTCTAAAGACCCCGGAGACACAAGCAGCGTTCGACTATTACACCGACCTTCTTGACCACATTCATTTCCACACCAAGCTTCGTGAGATGAAACGCTTTGCCGGAGCGGAGACGCAGAGCGCAATGCTGTTCCGTGTATTCCGCAACTCGGAGGGAAAGGCGGACGTTCAGATACGTGTCCTTGCACGCTCAAAAGGAGACAAGATTTACACCTACTTCGACGTGTACGAGAACCTATTAGCTGCGGCATGGGGATTCTATGCCAAGGACGCTAACAGCGAGACACGGGAGCACGTCGAAGTCTATACCCGTCAGAATATCTACCACTGCGTCAAGGCAGCGTTGGGCTGGACGGTAACGAGCGAGACGAACATCATAGGCAAGATACCGCTCATCTTCGACAGACAGCTTACCGAGTGCCACGGAGTGGAGCCGTTGATAGGGCGTGAGGAATACTTAGGCTCTCATACCGCCGACAACAACGACTATTTCTCTGACCCGTACCTTGCCGTGAACGCTGACATCATCAAGAACATGCCGAAGAAAGGCGAGGACGGAAAGATACTCGTTACAAGGGGCAACGTCGACGATGTTTCCAAGGCGGCACGCTACATTACATGGGACGGAGCGCCCGAGTCGAAAAAGCAGGAGATTGAGTGGTTGCAGAAGCACATTCTGACCAAGAGCTTTACTCCGGATATAGAGTCTCTCCAATCCCTTGCCAACGTCAGCTACAAGACAGCCAAATACACCCTTATGCCCGCTTATATCAAGGCTGACAAAAACAAGGAGGTGCAGGACGAGCTGCTGACACGCACGAGCAACCTTATCAAAGCCATTATAGGGAACGTGCTCAACGTTGGTCTAAAATCAGAGTGCGAGAAGATGAACATTGCGCACGAGTTCCAGGAGCCGTTTGCGGAGGACATTCAAGAGGTCATGGAGAATATCGACACCGCCGTTGACGGAGGGTGGATGTCAAACGAGTCGGCCATTGAGAAAAATCCGCTTGTTGGCGACCATGAACTGGAGAAAGAGCGCATCAAGAAGGAGAAGGAGGAAGGAGCCGCCATTCAGCGCAATATCTTCCGTCAGAGCGAGGATACCGAGGACGATGTTAACGGAGGGGCGGAATAATGCGAAAAAAGCCGTTTAAACGCTCTCCAGAGCGACAAAAGAGTGCCGACCCGATAGTCTATTGTCGGGATTGTCAAAACTCGCTGAATCGAATTGAACGCAACATTAAGGGAGAGTTCTTTATGTGCTGGTGTCCTCACCACCGATGGGCGCAATTCCTTAACGAGCCTAAGAAGTGTAACGATTACAAACCGCTTACCAATGAGCAAAGAAAGCAATATTCTCTTTGATAAATATGCCAAGGGTATATTTGTCCGTACCGAGGGGTATGCCGACGAGGTGCGAGCCGTCTACAACGAGTGCGTGGACGAACTTCTTTCCCTTGCCAAACGCTACACGGTATCAGACGGGGCGGCATTCTCATTCTCTGACAAGAAGGAGTTATCCTACAAGGCTACCGACATACTGCGTAATCTCTATTCGAGGACGTATGCCATCATCAAGGGCGGTATTGCAGCCGAGTGGGGATATGCCAATTTATCTGCTGACGCTCTGATAAAATCCATATTCGGTAAAGACGTTATGGGAGACAACCATTTCGCACGCTACTTCTTGCGCAACGAAGACGCTATGAATGCTTTCTTTGCACGCACAGCGTCTAACGGGGGTCTCTCCTTGTCGCAGCGTGTATGGAAGTATACGACGCAACTACGGCAAGAAATGGAACTCGTAATCTCCACCGCAATGGGAGAGGGCAAGAGTGCGAGCGAGCAGAGCCGTTTGGTGCGCAAATACCTTCGGGAGCCGGATATGCTTTTCAGACGCATCAAGGTGATTACAAAGGACAAAACCTATTGGCGGTTGTCGAGACGTGCCAAAGCCTACCACCCCGGAACGGGAGTCTACCGCTCCAGTTACAAGAATGCCATGCGTCTGACACGTACCGAGACGAATATGGCATACAGAGCTGCCGACGGACTACGCTGGAAGCAGATGGACTTCGTAACGGGTTTCGAGGTGCGCTTGTCAAACCACCACCTACATGTGGATATTTGCGACGACCTAAAGGGAGTCTACCCCAAGGACTTCAAGTTCGTAGGCTGGCACGCTCAATGCAGATGTTATGCAGTTCCCGTCCTTGCGCCTATCAGCACTATGGCTGATTGGAGCCGGGCAATGCTTAACGGCTACGACGTGGACGGATATTTCTCTGACAGATACATTGTCGAGACACCGCCCGCAATGGGAAAGTGGCTCAACAAGAACGCTGACAGGATTGCCAATGCTTCGAGTGTGCCGTATTGGATAAAGGACAACCAAAAATACATTCAGAGTGCTATGGGCGCACTATACGGGAAATAAAAATACCTCTAAAACACGTTTAAAGGCGGTTTAAAGCGTTTTTCTCTGCAAAGATAGGTATCTATATGCTTTTAGCGAGAAAATGCGCTCAAACCGCCTCTAATCAATCGAAGCTATTTCGTGCGTGGCATGGTAATGACCTTGCAGCGTCTGATAATGGCTTTCGGTCCCGCCACCGCTCCAAGGTTAGCGTGCTGGAGATAGCTAAGCGTAAAGCCGATGTCCTCGGGATTGTATACCGAGAACACTGCAGCTAAAGAGCCGAAGTAGTAAGACTTCCGCTCCTTTATCAGAAAAACCTCTATTATCGAACGTCCGTTGCTCATAGCTATCAGATATAAGAAAGCGCAAATTATTCTATATATGGGATATATGGAATAACTTGCGCTTGTTTATTGTTATTCGTCAGCGTTGTTCGTTGTCAGAAGCGCCCCTTCGTCGATGGTGCATTTCTTTCCGGAGTATGGACCATTCGAGAGGTTTATCGTTGTAAGGTACTTGTAGGTTATTCCAACCTGTTCTGACGTAAAGCGTTTGAACACCGCCACCTTTGAGCCGAAGTAGTAGTTTACCTTACCGTCTACCGGCTCCTTGAATTGTACATGGATAATCTTTCTCATTTGACTTCTGTTGCTTTGCAGACAAGAACGTCCCCATAGATAATGGTATTTGCAATCAGAGATGCCTTGATATTGATTTCAGAGCGGTTTAGCGCCCCTTCCTCGTTCACGACCATTAGCATATCGAAAGGCAAATGAACTAACTCTATATTGCCTTTAACGACCGCCTGCAGTTCCTCCAACGAGTAGTCGGAGCCGTTGCGTGGGCACACCCTCTTTCCCTTAGGCGAACTTGTCTTGTATATTATTGCCATAGTAATAACTATTATTTTGATAGAATATTGTGTATGTTGTTTGTTTCAATCCACGCGCCCCACATGGGGCGCGACTTACTATAGGGTTAGAAGATTTCGTAGTCTCTCATGAACTTTACAAAGCTAAGGTTCTGCGGCAAGATGTTGTTCGTCTCTGCCGTCTGCGGCTTGTAGATGTCAGTGGCGCAGTTATACATACTCCATGCCGTGATGCGCCCCTCGTCGTGCATCTTTACAAGGAGCGACTCGGTGAACATGTTGAGCTGAGTCTGATTGAGCGGATAAACGGGACCGTTGTATCGTATGCGCTTAACGGAGGTATCAGATGATACTCGCATCTGTAGAAGCAGACCGAGAATCTTGTAGATGTCGTCAGCACTGATAACAGTCTCCTTCATGCGCTGAATAGTCTCTCTGTCAGTAACGACGATGTGCTCCAGGTTGGTGAGCCACGTTCCGATAGTCTGAATGATACCGCTCAACGGCTGTACGTAGGTGTCGCCTCCTGCATAGTGGTAGGCAGCGTTGTAGTCGCTTACGAAGTTGCCTTGACCGAGCATGTTCTGATTGTGGCAGACCATGACGTTGGTACCGATACCGACCTGTATGCCACGCTGCGTGTATGCCAGTGCCATGTTGGTGGTTGTCTCTCCGTCGTCGAAGTTTTTCAGACGGATATTCGCATAGACACGTCTGATAGTGTGCGCTTCAACGGCACGGGGACCGTACTTCTCCTCCAATTCGGGATTGAGCGACACGCCGGGGGTCTGCTTGTCACGGTTGTTCGTGGCGAAGAGGTCATATACCTCCGCGTCATAGCCAGCTTCCGCCGCCATGTCCAACATCTTCTGAATGAGTGCGAAGTGGTAGATTCCGTGGGGCTGCGAGCCGTCGTCGCCTCTGTTCTCCTTGACGGTGCGTGCGAGCTGATTGAGGGTGAGGGTCTGTACCTTGTCCTCGTTGAAGTCGAGGAATACACGTTCGTCTCTCTGTACGGGAGCTACATCTGTTGCTGATACGACCTCTGCTTGTGGCTGTGCGCCAAAATTTGAAATTCTCATAATTGTATTGCGTTAAAAATTAATGAATGAGTTATTTTCTCTGAAAAAGCGTTTAAACGCTCTGAAATATCCAAGATAGGTAGACACTCGCTGATTATCTTTTCAGACGCTCAGCGAGCGTTTAACGAGCTATTTCTGTTCGGGAATATAGCAGTAGTCTACCTTCCATGGCTTTCTACCGCTCATATACCAATCGAGACGCACACCGTTTTCTGACCCGTCGAGACAATCGCCGAACAGCGAGCTGCCTCCCATGCTTGTAAGGAAGTACTTGTTAGCTGATGTAACACGGTACGTGCGGCTCTTTTCAGAATAGGGCTTATCAAAGTTGGATTGTGCGAAAACAATGCAACCTACCATTGCTTTCTTGTCGAACTGCTTCGTGATGTTGTGACGGAAATTGTGTCGCTGCATCTTACCTTTGAACTCTTGAAATGTTAGTTTATCCATATCGTATTGCGTTTATACCGCTTGATAGGCGGTGTTATTG